ATGGTGGCGATGCGGGCGCTGCCGCCGAAGGACCCGAAGTACGGGCACCGGCTGCGCGAGGCGTATGCCGAGGCGCTGGGCGGCCGCCCGGGTGTGCTGCGCGTCATGGACATCCACGACATGTGGAACCACGAGGTCGAGGCGCTGATCCAGCGCTACCGGCCGGCGCTGGTGCTGTTCGACATGATCGACAACATCAAGTTCGGCGGCTCCACCCTCAACGGTGGCGAGCGCACGGACCAGCTGCTGGAGAGCATGTACCAGTGGGCCCGCATGATGGGCGTGAAGCACAACACGGCCGTCATGGCGACCAGCCAAGTCAGCGCCGAGGGCGACGGGATGCAGTACCCGACGCTGCCGATGCTGAAGGACAGCCGCACTGGCAAGCAGGGCGCCGCCGACGTGATCATCACGATGGGCGCCGTCAACGACCCGACGCTGGCGAACAGCCGGTACCTGGGGACCACGAAGAACAAGAAGGCGCGCACCGGCGTGCCGGCCAGCCCGCGTGCTGAGGTCTACTTCGACGCTGACCGATGCCGTTTCAAGGAGTTCGGATGAAGAAGGTGTACGTGATCGGTTCCCTCAGGAACCCCGACGTGCCATTCGTGGCCGCGCAGCTGCGTGAAGCAGGCTTCGACGTGTTCGACGACTGGTACGCCGCCGGCCCGGAGGCGGACGACCATTGGAAGAAGTACGAGGAGAGCCGCGGCCATACCTACGAGAAAGCGCTCGATGGGTTCGCCGCGAACCACGTCTTCAGCTACGACAAGTTCCACCTGGACTCGGCCGACGCCGCAGTCCTGGTCCTGCCGGCCGGGCGCTCGGCGCACTTGGAGGCCGGGTACATGATCGGCAAGGGACGGCCCGTGTTCATCCTGCTGGACGAAGTCTCCGGGAACCTCCGTTGGGACGTGATGTACAAGTTCGCCGCCGGCGTGACGCGCGACATCTCCGTCATCGCGGATGGCCTGAAGCGCGCCCTTGCGCCCGAGAACGATCCGGCCCTGGGCCCACTCGCCACCATGCTCAGCGGGCCCTTCCAGGCGCAGGGCCCAGCCCTCGGGGCCGCTGGTAACTGGCGTGACATCGCGCAGAAGGAGATTGAGTGAGGTCCTGGGACATCGAGACTGGCACCCGCGCGAAGCTGAAGCGCAAGGCCAGCCCGTTCAACGCCGGCAACCACGTCGTGGTGCACGCATGGAAGGACCTGGCGCAGCCCAAGGTCCATGTGCGGTACTTCGGCCGGACGCCTCCGAAGCCGGGCTGGCTGGGCGAGGTCCTGGAGGGCACCAAGCTGCTCGCCGGGTTCAACATCAAGTTCGACCTGCTACACGCCCTGCAGTGCCCGGTGAACCTGGGGCTGTGGATGGAGTGGGTCGCCAACGGCGGCCAAGTGTGGGACTGCCAGCTGGCCGAGTACCTGCTCAACGGCATGGGCCGCGCAGACCACATGCTGTCGATGGACGAGGTCGCGCCGCGCTACGGCGGCAGCCTCAAGGTGGACGAGGTCAAGGCCCTGTGGGCGGCCGGAGTCCAGACCGAGGACATCGACCCGGGCCTGCTGGAGCGCTACCTGGCCGGCGGCCCCGACGAGGACGGGGTCGAGCAGCCCGGCGACATCGGCAACACCGAGGCCATCGCCCTGGCGCAGATCAGGCGGGCCCGCGAAGCCGGGCAGCTGAAGAGCATCATGCTCAACATGGGCGCGCTCCTGTTCAGCGTCGAGGCCGAGCGCAACGGCATGTACGTGGACATGGAGCTGGGCCTCAAGCTGGCCGAGGAGCTGCAGGCCAGGGTCCAGGAGCTGAGCGCGAAGCTCAACAGCTTCCTGCCCGAGCTGCCTGAAGGCTTCGAGTTCAAGTGGTCCAGCCGTCACCACAAGTCGGCGCTGATCTTCGGCGGCACGATCCACTACCCGCGCCGGGAATGGCAACTGGCGGACGGTTCGTGGACGTTCGAGGCCCCTCCGCCGGCCGACATGGTCGGCTCCAGCCTGCACCCGGAGTTCGCCTACGCCCAGAAGGACGAGACGCACTACGTCTTGGAGGACGGCACCACGGCCGAGTGCTCGTGGTGGGAGCACTGCCGGGACACGGAGTGGCAGGGCAACCCGCCGCCCGGCAAAGACCGGGCCGTGTTCAAGGGCGGGAAGAACGCCGGCGAGCCGAAGACGAAGAAGGTCAAGGCCCCGGACTACTCCAAGCCCAAGAGCCGCATGGGCACCGGGAAGTTCACGTTCCCGGGCTTCACACGCCCGAAGCCTGAGTGGGAAACGTCCGAGCCTGGCGTGTACTCCGTGAACGACGAGATCATCGAGGAGCTGGGCTCACGCAACATCCCGTTCCTCAACGCCCTGGCCGAACTGCAGGCGACGACCAAGGACCTCGGCACGTACTTCATCGTGCGCGACGAATCCGGCGGCGCCAAGGGGATGCTGTCCCTGGTGGACACCGACGGTGTGGTGCACCACAAGATCAACCACAACAGCACGGTCACCGGCCGCCTGAGCAGCAGCGACCCGAACCTTTGAACTGGAGGTTCTAAAACTCCGTGAACTCAGGGGACACCCAGACCGGGCAATCCTGAGCCAAAGCCACCATATCTCCCGCGGAGGGACACGATGGACATCAAGCATTACTACGAGAACACCGACCTTACGCTGGCGCAGATCGCAGCCAGAGTGGGCACCTCCTACAAAGCGGTGTTCAGGTATGTCGCCGACCACTACAGCAAGGCGCACCGTCAGGCGCGCAAGAGGAACAGTTACCGGCTCTCGAAGCTGGGCGACTTGAATCCGATGCATGGCAAGCTGCGCGAGCAGCACCACAATTTCATCGGTACTGTGGCGGACGGCAAGGGGTATCTGATGACTCTCAAGCCCGAGTGGTACACCGGGCGCAAGGGCAGCAAGCATGTGTTTGTGCATCACCTCGTGATGTGCGAGCACGAGGGCCTGTCTGAGATTCCCGCAGGATGGTGCGTGCACCACTGCGACGAGAACCCCCACAACAACGACATCTCGAATCTCGTACTGATGACTTTGGGCGAGCACGCAGCACTGCACTCGTGGCTAGGCGCAACGACTATCTCGAAAGAGAGTACAGCCAAGTGGCTGGAAGCGCGGAGGGCAGCCAAGGCTGCCATGATATAGTCTCCTCTGCATGGGAACATGCAGCAGCCCATTAGGGCGGGCACAGCGTAACGACCTGTGCTGAAGATACAGCAGAACCTGCCGAAAGGCAGCAAGTCCGACGTGAAGCGCGTCTTCGTGTCCCGCTTCGGGCCTGATGGCAAGATCGTCCAGTCGGACTACAAGTCCCTGGAGGTCTACGTCCAGGCGATCCTGACGGAGTGCGCGCAGCTGGTCGCCGACTTGAAGGCCGGCCTGGACATGCACGTCAAGCGCCTGGCCCTGAAGGAGGGGATGCCGTACGACGAGGTCCTGAAGCTCTGCAAGGGGGACGGGGACACGCCTCCGGACCCCGAGTGGGACAAGAAGCGGACGGCAGCGAAGGTCATCTCGTTCCAGCGGGCCTATGGCGCCGGCGCTCCCAAGATCGCGGCCAGCACTGGCCTGCCGGTCGAGGACATCGCCGCCATGATCCTTGCGGAAGACGAGGAGTACCCGGAGATCGAGGAGTACTACCGGGCCCTGACCCGCACCCTGGAGGAGAACCGCAGGCCGACCGGCCGCGCGATACCGCACCCGGAGGCCAAGGGGGTCATGTGCCACCTGGGCGAATCCACCTTCCGCACGCCGGACGGCAAGCTCTACAAGTACCAGGAGCAGCCGGTTCCCGAGTTCGCGCTGAAGCGCGGCAAGACGAGCGGGTTCTCGCCGACCGAGATCAAGAACTACGTCGTGCAGGGCACGGGCGGCGAGTGGATGAAGGCGGCCATGTGGCTGCTGGTCCGGGCCTTCTACGCTCGCAAGAACTTCGACGGCAAGGCCTTGCTGGTCAACACCGTGCACGATTCTGCGATGGCCGACGTGCACCCGGACGTGGCCTTCGAGGCAGCTGCCCTGATCCATGCTTGCATGGAGGCCGCTTCCGACCTGATGGCCTGGCACTTCAGCTGGGACATCGCCCTCCCTGTGCCCTCGGACACGACCTGGGGGCAGTCCATGATCGAAGAACTCCCAATCCCCGGCATCAACTCCCGGGCCGCTGAGCTGCGCGCGGAACTGCGCGCCACGTACATGAAGGGCTTCGTGCCCAACTACCTGAAGGAAACCCAATGAGCATCGACTTCACCAAGCTGGGCGCCGCTGTCGCCGCCGAGAACAACATCGACATGACCAAGCCCCAGCGCGGGGGCAGCGGCGACTACGTCCCGCCAGCGGCCGGTCGTTGCCGGCTCCGCTTCGTCGGCTACGTCGAGCTTGGCCGTCACGAGGAGAAGTACATGGGCCAGCCGAAGGTCGCGGACAAGGTCCGGCTGTTCTTCGAGCTGAGCGGCAAGAACCACCAGCCTCGCGAGTACGAGGGCAAGAAGGTGCCGCACGTCATCAGCTTCGAGATGACGTACTCCCTCAACGAGAAGTCCAACTTCTTCAAGCTGTTCCAGCGCATGAACTACGCCGGCGACGCGGTGCACATGGTGCAGCTGCTGGGCCGCGCCTACCTGGGCGAGGTCGTGCACCGGAAGTACAAGCGAGCGGACGGCAGCGAGGGCGTGGCGGCCGAGCTGCAAGACAAGGCTCGCGGCTTCCTGATCGAGCCGCCGCGCGTCCTGGACTCCGAGACCGACACGCTCGTCGAGGTCAAGGTGGCCGCGCCGCTGAGCCCGATCAAGGTGTTCGTGTGGGCCAAGCCCGACAAGCTGCAGTGGGACTCGATCTTCGTGGACGGCGAGTGGGAGGCCGTGACCGACGACAGCGGCAAGGTCATCAAGCCGGCCAAGTCCAAGAACGTGTACCAGGAGAAGATTCGCGCCGCCCTGAACTTCAAGGGCAGCCCGATCCACGCTCTGCTCAGCGGCGCCGGCGACGACGACCTGGACATCCCCGAGGCGCAGGACGGCGCTGACGCCTTGAACGGCCTGGCCGACGACGACGGCATCCCGTACTGATGGACAAGGCCCTGCTCGACAGCATCGAAGCAGCGGCAGCGGCGGCACCGATGGTCCGAGCGGCCTCGGTGCCTGGCCGCGTGCTGTTCGCTGACGGCGACGGGCTGGCGTACTCGTGCGCCGGCTCGGACGCCACCGATCCCGGTGAGTCTCGGGACCGCCTGTTGCTCCGCCTTGACGAGGCCCGCCGGGCCAGCGGCGCCAGCGACGTAGTGGTCCTGCTCACCGGGCAATCCTCACACAAGGGTTACCGGTACGCCGTGGCCGCCCGCGCGCCGTACCAGGGCAAGCGCGCCAGTTCCCGCCGGCCGCGGAACTGGGAGTACCTGCGGCGCCTCATGGAGGACGGGGACATCCCGTTCCCGGTGGACATCACGTTCACGTCCGAGGCAGACGACCTGTTCGCCAAGCACTCCAAGGCGCACGGCTGGGACAAGACGGTCATCTACACCGAGGACAAGGACATGCGCATGGTGCCAGGCCTGCACCTGGACTGGAAGGACTACGTCATGCACCCCCTGCCCGAGGGGACGTTCGAGTCCGAGTTCAACGGCAAGGTGTACGGAGAGAAGTGGTTCTGGCTGCAGTGCCTGCAGGGGGACTCGACCGACAACATCCCCGGCCTGCCGTTCTTCCGGGCGCACGAAGGCGCCAAGCTGGCGCGTGTGGGCCCGGTGACAGCGGCCCAGGCGCTGGCGCCGGCGACCTGCCGGAAGGAAGCGCTGGAGATCGTCCTGAGCATGTACGGTTCCTTCTACGACAACGGCCGGGCCGAGGTCGAGCTGCTGGAGCAGGGCATCCTGCTGTGGATGCGGAACGACCAACAGTCCTGGTTCCTCAACGTGTGCCAGGACGGCAACCCGATGGAGGCCCTGCGCTGGGCATCCTTCGAGATCGTGGAGCGCGTTCACAGGAGCGTGGGATGTCACTGAGGAAGCTGAAGTACTCGGAGGTCGCCGCCGTGCGCCAGGAGCTGCTGCTCAAGCAGAAGCGGGTGTGCGGGGTATGCCGGGGCCTGATAGCCGACGAGGACGCCGTGCTGGACCACGACCACGACACCGGCGCGATTCGTGGGGTACTGCACAGATCGTGCAACGCCCTGCTGGGCAAGATCGAGAACAACTACCGGAGGTACGGGGTCAAGAACCTGGCCGCCTTCCTGCAGGGCGCGCCCAGCTACCTGCAGAAGCACCAGACCAACCGTACCGGGCTGCTGCATCCGACGCACAAGACGCCCGAGGAGAAGCGCCTCGCCCGCAACGAGAAGGCCCGCAAGGCACGGGCCGCACGCAAAGGAACGAAGTGAGCGAACCCAAGATCGGACTGATCGACATCGAGACCGCGCCCATCGGGGCCAGCGTGTGGGGCCTGTTCGACCAGAACG